ACAGGTAAACATTCAATGTCAATGTGCTTGAAAGGAAAAAGGGTTGCAAAAAGATCAAATAAAAATAATAATGTTATTTATCAGTGTATCAAGTCGATGGCTGAACTTGAGTCGAACGTCGATGGATCAAAGTCAATTAAAAAATTAATATTAGAATAATGAAAAAGTGTAATAAATGTAAAAAAGAATTCGAACCAAAAGACGAATTAGATATGTTTTGCAGCGATGACTGTAAACAAGAAGCACTAGCTGATCTTGACAATGACAGCGATGAGTGCTTAAGCTGTCAGTAATGCCTAAAAATATAAAATTCCAAGCAGAAATTGTGAATGGAAAATGTCCAACGTGTGATCAGTTCACGACATTGGTAGGCATTGATAGAGATTTTTTTAGGTGTATGAGTTGTGGATCAGATTTAGAACAACACGTAAATGGTAAGATAACTTATCTACCAGTTATAACAACACCTAAAGGAGCAAAACCATTTGTAAAAGAATGGTTAGACGACGATGGCTAAAAAATTTAAAGATCACGTATCACACGAACCTATCTTTCATAAAACATCAATTGGACGTACTCCAAGTAAATGTAAAATGAATAAATCAAAACGTCGTTCGTGGAAGAAGTATCGCGGCCAGGGGAAATAATGAAATTTCTATTAACGGTATTTATCTGCTCTGCAATGAGCGGAGAATGCTACACAAACAAAGACTATCCAAAAGTATTTGAAGATCATCACGACTGTATCAGAGCAGGGCTATCAGAGTCTTACGAGATTATATATGCAGAAGGTAATTTCACTAAAGAAGACATAAACAACTCCCAGTTGTATCCTAAATTTACCTGTATTCCTAAAAAAGACGAAGGCAAAATAGTTACTTAAGAATTATTCTAAAGTTGTCTGCCCGTCCCAAGAAAGGGACGAACAAACAAAAGGTGTGAGAAGAGACTTTTCTTTTATCTTAAAAAAATAATACTTGCAAATTATTTATTTTAGGATAAATTCCCATATGTGAGAATAATCAAAACAAGAAAGGAAACAAATGGCTGATCCAGCTAAATACAAATCACTATCTGTACCTAAAGAAGACTGGGAACAATTAGGTGTACTTGCAACAAAAACTAATAGGACACGCTCTAAAATGATAGGTAGACTTATTAGATTTTTTTTAGATAATAAAGGTGGTAAATCAAATGGAAAGAATAAAAGTAGCTAATCATAAATATATTTGCCCAGAGTGTAAGGGTAACGGTTATAACAAAGTGTATGATATGATCATACAATGTGACAAATGTAAATCGGAGGGTGAGCTTCCGATGGAAGAGCCTACGTTAGAAGAGTTAGAGGCAATGACTCACAGTGCGAGGCTGCAGTGAAACGCAATCCTGTAGCCAAAGAACTTCGAACACCAAAATTTAAATCAAAAAAAATACCAAATAAAAAAAAATACAATCGTAAAGAAGTAGTTGGTTATTACTATGACGGCTACAATGACAAAAAACAAACTTTATATAAGGACAAAAAATGATTCCGGAAACAGACAGAGCTTACATTGCAGGGTTGTTTGATGGTGAAGGTTCAATACACTTTAAGCGCGGACCGGAAAAGAAAAAGAAACACAAAGGTAAACCTGGGTATAGGTGGTCCAATAGTTTAAGATTAAGTATGGAGATTGCAATGACTGACCGCAGTGTATTAGTATGGCTGCACGAAACTTTAGGGGTAGGCACACTTACTGACAAGCCGCGTAAGGGTAAACGAGTTGATGGTACACCATACTTAAAACAATATAGATGGCGTTGTACATTCAGAGATGCATTTCAAGTTTGTTGTTTGATATGGCCCTGGTCACATACAAAGCTACCCAAGATACAACAAGTTATAGAACATTATTGTAATGATAAGATAATGGAAGATAAGGTAGTAAACCTTGAAGATTATAAAAGGATGATGAGTTTAGAATGAATTCGTTAAATATAATGGATCACGTAAAACATCGACGCGTGTTATTAGTTCGATGCAACATATATAGAAGAGGTAAAATATATGAATAAGAAAAAAATGACTAATTGTTTTGTAACTAAAAACTATAGTCAATTTAAAAAAACAAAAGGTAACAGACCTATAAGTGAGGCACACGTTAGTAAAATTAAAAAAGCTATCGCTGCTAAAGACTTAAAGTTACCAATTCTTGTAACCAAAAATATGGATATAAGAGACGGTCATCACACATTCCAAGCTAGAAAAGATCTAGGTTTGGAAATCTACTACATTGTATTAGATTCTAATGATGCATTCGATATGGCATTGTTAAACTCTAATCGATCTGGTTGGAACTATAATGATTATTTAAATTTTTTCTGCACGTATCAGAGAAAAGATTATATGATCTTAAAGTCAAAAGTAAAACAATATGATATGCCTATACAAGAAGCGGTAGCCATATTTAATAATCAAGTAAGTTTAAAATCACACACGATGGATGATTTTAAAGAAGGTAGATTTAAAATACCTGCTAATGGTTTGATTGCTTTTGATAGAATAGCACACGAGATGCAATACATTAACAATGTATTAGATAACTCTAAAACTTTGAAGAGAGGTTTTATTAGAGCTTATCTTGTAGCTGACAAGTGTCCAAAATGGGACTTTGCTAGATTCAAAGCTGCTATGAAATCTAAAGGCGCTAAATTGTTAGGAGCAATCTCAACTGAAGATTATATCTCACAATTTCAAGCTATCTTTAATACAGGTCTATCATCTGATAAAAAAATTAAATTATCTAGATTCTTTGAAGATAAAGAATATGAAAACAAAGAGGAGATTAGAATACACTAGTTAAGTAGGGGCCTTCGGGCCCCACACAATAAAATATGATTAATATAGAAATACATAATGATGACAGACAAAAAGCAGTTGAAGTTTTAAAATATAAAAACTTTGGTAACCGTAGTTCTGGATTTAATGGTAACTATGAAAAACAATACACAGGTTTGATTGGAGATTTAACTGTGCATCGATTGTTAGAAATGGATCCTCCTAATTATAATGAAGGTAGAATTGATACTGATATTTTAGTAAATAATAAAAAGGTAGATGTAAAATCTATGCTTCGTAAACACGATATGAGAGATGATTGGGTACACAATTTTGTTGGCTATCAAAAAGAAATATCCTCTGATGTTTTGTTATTTGTAAATATAAATCGTAACACAAAGACCGTACAACTTTGTGGTTGGTTGGATAAGAAAAAATTTTTAGAGACTGCTGACTTTTATAATAAGGGTGATCTTCGAACAAGAGATGATGGAACTTCTTTTAAAACTTACGCACCGCTTTATGAAATAAAACAAGAGAAGTTAAATAAATTAAATGATATCAAGGATTTAAAAAATATATGAAAAAGAATAATAGTTATAGATACCCAAAGACTCAACGAGAAAAGATAGAAGGTAAACGACATTATGTGTTTGACACGGAGAAGTTACCATCGGTCACTACCATTTTAGACGCTACACAACCCGAGGAGAAAAAGAAATCACTAGCGGACTGGGCAGCGCGGATCGGGGAAGAAGCTGCAGAGAAGATTAAATCGGAGGCCGCGGTGCGTGGAACGGCGATGCACAAGATCCTTGAAAAGTATGTATTGGAAGAGGGTTATGTAGATCAAACCAATGTAGGTAAACAAGCTCACAATATGGCAATACAAATTATACAAAATGGATTATCTGATGTTACAGAATATTATGGTACAGAATGCACATTGTACTACCCAGGACTCTACGCAGGCCAAACAGATTTAGTTGGAATACACAAAGGCCAGGATGCAATCATAGACTTCAAACAAAGTAACAAACCTAAAAGACCAGAATGGATAGGAGATTATAAGCTTCAGCTAGCAGCATACGCTATGGCTCATAATATCTTATTCAATACACAAATTACAAAAGGTGTTGTGATGATGTGTACAAAAGATAATTACTATCAACAGTTTGTTATTGAGGGCGAAGAGTTTAAACAAAGTATGCACAACTTTTTAAGGAGGGTAGATGAGTATTATAAAAATAGATCAAAAACGACTGGATAATATAGCTAAAGCATATTGGAATACATCTGGAGAAATAAGAGAGATGTGGGGTCGTAAGTGGTATCAACTAATAAAAGAAATAGGAAGGAAACTAGATGAGTCTTCGAATGAGAGATCTTCAGCAGATACTAGACAAGTTCACTAACGGAAACAAAGGTACTGCAGTATCAGATTGTTTTATTTATATGGAAAACGATCAAGGTGGTCTTAATGAAATTGGTAAAATAGAATTGCAAGAAAGTACATTAATTGGTAAGCAGAATAGCTCTGCTGCCTGGCGTGTGGTGTTAAAAAAAGATAGAGCCACAACACAACTTCAATCTACAACTTTTAAACTATGATAGAATCCATAATGGATAAGGGCCCATTGAGTGCCTCACGGGAGACTGCGGGGCACTTATGTATATAGAATTGGTCAAGTATCCTGACGTATTTTTAAGATCAAAAAGTAATACTGTGCCTTTTCCATTAGATGAGAAGACTGAAAGACTTATTAAATGGATGTATAAGGCTATGTATCAGCACCACGGCATAGGTTTAGCTGCGATACAGGTAGGATATCAGCTGCGTATGTTTGTTATGGACTGTTCACGCAGTCAAACTAATGAAAAAGTATTTATTAACCCAGAAATTTTAGAGAAATCTGATGAAACATTACGTGATAACGAAGGTTGTTTATCAGCTCCAGGTAAAACTGGTGATGTGCGTAGACACATTAGAATCGTTCTAAAGTATCAAAACGAAAAAGGAGAGGAGGAGAAGAAGACATTTTACAATTTAGAGGCCAGGTGCATACAGCACGAAATGGACCATTTAGATGGTAAACTGTGCATAGATTATGAAAAAGGTAACTATAGCAGCGACAAACATAAGTCCCAAACAATGGGCGAATCTGATTTTAGAATTAAATCTGATGCGTAAACAATGGAAGCCG